CAATGTTGGTAATCCTTTTGATTTTATGGAATTAATCAGCATGGAATCGAAACCAAATTTCTTCGAGCGTGTCGTAAGCGATTATGCATTGGCAGATAAAACAAACGCAAAAGAGGCATTCGAGTTTACAAGCGACTTTTAAAATTGAAAGGGTTTAAGATATTATAAGATTTTATAAGATTTCAACTTAGGGATAAGACTTTGTAATACAATATGCCAAAATCAGAAATTGATTATTCGCGAACAATCATTTACAAGATTTGTTGTTTAGACTCAAGCATAACTGACGCGTATGTTGGGCATACTACTAGTTTTGTTAACAGAAAATATGCCCATAAAATGGCTTGTTGCAATGTTAATAATTCTAGTTATAATACACGAGTATATAAATTCATACGAAATAATGGAGGATGGGACAATTGGAAAATGGTTCAAATTGAAGAATGTTCTTTTGAAAATAGTAGAGAAGCTGAAGCACGAGAACATTACTGGATAGAGCAAATCGGCGCAACATTGAACACAAACAAACCATATGCGCGATGTAAAGAAGACCCGGTAACATACAAAAAAGAATGGTATGAAGAAAACAAAGAAGAAATCCTTGAAAAGGCAAAGAGCCATTACGAAAACAACAGAGAGAATAAAATCGAATACCAAAAGCAATACGCCAAAGAAAATGCAGATAAAATTGCCGAATATCAAGCTTTGTATCAAGAACAAAACAAAGACAAAATAGCAGAACAAAAAAGAGGATATCGAGAACAACACAAAGAAGAAGCTAAAATGCAACAAAAGGAATGGCGTGAAAAAAATAAAGATAAACTAACAAGAATTGTTGAATGCGAATGCGGTGCAACATATCAGTCAAAAAGTATGTATAAACATCTTACATCTAAAACACATATTGCATATCAAAATGCACTTTGCGGTATTATTGAAGAACCAGTAGTTAAACCTCAATTAACCGAAGAAGAGTTGCAACAGAAAAAAGAAGCACAAAGAGAAGCGCAAAGAGAATATAGGGATTCTAACAAAGAGAAAATAAAAAATTGGAAAAAAGAGTACAATGAAACACACAAAGAACAAATCCAAGAATATTGTAAATCTTATTATGAAGAACATAAAGAAGAGATAATTGCAAAAACAAAGGCATATGCTGAAGAAAACAAAGAAACAATCAAAGAAAGAAGTAAGACATGGTATCAACAAAACAAAGAAAGAATCAAACAAAAACAACAAGAAATGTATACGTGTGAGTGTGGGTCACAAGTTCGAATGGGTGGGCGTGCAGAACATAAACGCAGTTCAAAACACATTCGTTTTATAGAATTGCAAAATGCGAATTTGTAAAAATTGAATTATTATATTAGATAACTTTTTTGTTAGTTAACAAAATATCTCGTGTTTATGTGTAAAATGAATAAAAATTATTTACAAATAATATATTAAATAAAATATTAAATACAATATCATTTGTATTAAAATGATATCGTGTAGATTGTGTGGTGGATTAGGCAACCAGTTGTTTCAAATTTATACAACCATTGCATATGCGGAAACGCATGGTAAATCTTTTTTCTTTTTGAACAACAAACAACTTGGGTCTTCAAGCAATCCAAATGTAACGCTTCGATATACGTATTGGGATACTTTTTTATCAAACATGAAACCATATTTGAAAAATATGCATCAGATTCCTGAAATGAAGTTGATAAAGGAACAAAGTTTTGATTACAACGAGTTGCCTTCAATTAATACTAACAATAACAATAATATTTTGTTAGTTGGTTACTTTCAAAGTCCCAAATATTTTGATTCATTTAAAGATAACATTAGAAAATTACTTGACATACGCAATCAATCTTTTAAAATAATGAAAAAAAATGAACGACTATTATTGACACTAAATTATACAATTTCTATGCATTTTAGGTTTGGCGACTACAAAAAATACCCCCATGTGTATCCGTTGTTACAACTGGATTATTACGAAAAAGCATTGGAATATATTTTGGAAAAAGTAGAGGATGGATACAACACGTGCAAAGTCATATATTTTTGCGAAGAAGAAAGCATGTCAGACGCGGAAGTTATTATTAATGCTTTAACAGAAAAATACCAAAATACAGTCCATCTTGTTAGAGCACCGAGCGATTTAGCTGACTGGGAGCAAATGTTGTTGATGAGTGTGTGCAATCATAATATTATTGCGAACAGTACATTTAGTTGGTGGGGTGCTTATTTAAACGAAGGTCTATATTTAAATGATAAAGAAAAACCAATCGTGTGTTATCCGAGTAAATGGTTTGTCAACAAAGATACGCCCGATTTGTTTCCAGAAGAGTGGGTTAAAATTGATGTTCCTTAAGTTGTTTTTGTAAAATATATATGAAAACAATTTAAGGCCGTCTTAAGTAGTTTTCGAAAATATATATCAAAAGTACTTAAAGAAGCAGTCGCTGAAACATGAACCAATTGTCGTACTTATTTTGCTCCAAGTGTATGCTAAATAACATTGGGTTTGTAACAATAATGTCCGTCAATATTGTCTGGTCGTCTTTCACTGTAAAAGAATTATCCAAATAATATTGGATTTTTCCATCATAAATAATTGCATAATTTTCAATAGCATTTTTGTTGCATGCAAAAAAACCACCAGCAAACATTATTGTTTCATATTTGTTAGTTGGTTGAACACACCAATCAAATTTATAATGATTTTTAATATCAACTAACACTTTTGCATATTCATTTTTATTATTTTGAACACAACCATAATGTATTTTTCCATCTTTTAACATATTTATCAATTTGTTAGTATTTGGCCAGCCAAAGAGTTGATTTATTGGCAAATCCTTTTGTCTACCACGAAAATACCCTATATCGCACCAGCCATAAAATGGCGTATCAAAATAACCATTTTGAATAGCTTCTTTTACAAAAAACACTTTTTCATTCCAAATCATATTCAATTTCCAATCCGTTTTAGAATGCAAATCTAATCCACTTTCTTCGTGATTTTTAATCCATTGTTTCTCGTATTTATACATATAAAATTCTTCAAAAGGTTTGATAATTATTTTTATTCTTTTGTTAGTTGGGTCTATCAATGTAAATATCTGTCGCAACGATTCTTTGTTAGTATACAACACTACATTAAAGTTGTTAATTATTGATAAAAAATTCTTTATCCATTGTCTATACAATTTATTATCAAACTTTGATTTCACATTGTACCAACATGTACAAAAAGTTATCAATGGAGAAGTTATCAATGGACGAGTTTCATTACATATAAAATCCATAAGTATTTTATATTTAATTCGTTTATTTATTTTTTATGTTGGCGCATAAACTCTTGTTGACGCATAAACTCTTGTTCCCTTTTTGCTTTAATCGCCTTGAACATTTCTGCCTTGTCTAAATCTTGCATTATTCGATTGTAATTCACTACTTTCTTTTCAATATCACTGTAATCTTCTCGTTGTACAACTGTTAAAGGAATAATTAAATACCATTTGCTAGCGTTTTGCAAAACAAACCAAAACTTGTCAATTGCAAATCGCGCCGTTTCGCCTGGATGATTTAACAAATTTGTTAGTCCCATTTTGATATTTGATATTAAAACATTGATATAATGTCCATTCACTAAATAGCCAGTGGTTGTTTGGCATCGAGTCACTTTTACACAAGTATCGTCGACTATTTCATAAGGTGGCATATTATTTCCCGCTAACAAAACAACATCCCAATCATTTTTCCGTGATGCAAAAAACTTGTTGATCTGACTTTTGAATATTTCTGGCTCTAAAAAAGTAATGTCATCTTCTACAATCAAAATATGATCTAAATTATTCTTTTTCGCATCTTCTAACAATTTCAAATGACTCATACTGCAACCAATCGCACCATCTTTCATCAAAAATGCGTTGAAACGAGTTGCTTTAATTCCTATCTTTTCCAGCTCTTTCTCTACATGTTCCTTCCGGTCTACTCTATGCTCTAAATTGATGTAATAAGCATTTGTAATGTCGTTTACAGAAAAAATTGGCATATATTAAATATAATGAGTTGTCCCTATATTCATATTTTGAAATAACCTATTTTACACTTTCGTTCACCGGTATACGCCTCCCAACCGAATATTGGCAGACGGCACTGCTTTTGGCTTCACTCCAATCAAGTTAGCATATTCCGGCGAAAATTTGTTTATTGTATGGTGAACATTCGTTGTAGGACGAACATTTATTACACGATTGTATGTCGGCGTATTTGGCGGATTAGGTGGCAACAATTCTCGCGTCGGATCTTTTGAATTTTGGTAACTGTATGCTATGATTTTTTCCGCCTCCTTTTGCCCATATTTTTTAATCATTTCATTCTTCTTTTCGGCCGTCGGATAAAACGGAATATGCGACCAATTTGCATTCATATGATCTGATGACGTCACTTTATCATTTACACTCGGATTCATTATTTTTTTCGATGGCTCCCTTAAATCATATTTAAAATAATTATTATTATCATGCACCGTTCCTGTTCTAAATTCGCTTATATTAATTACAAACAACTGTTCGGATTCTATTGCATGAATATTGTCTAAAGGATTCGATGATTCTTTATCCACACTAAAACTTAAATTGTGAATAGTTATTAATCCGTCTAACCCATCATCTCGTTTCGCCTTTAATGGCTCTTTGCGATTGATAATTCGTTGCACACCATCAAACAAATGCAACACATTCGGATTTCCAATGGGCAAAAACTGACTACGATCAATTTGAATGTTTTTCCTTTCACATCTCGTCTGTAATACATGATCCTCCATCCCCCATCCCCAAAAATTAGGATAACCATTGATGGTCTCAAAATCGGAACCAGTTATGGCAACGATACCACCAAGTGCGTATTCAAAACCATAAAAATGCCTTACTATTCCACTAACAGTTTCATATTCAAATATGTTTGAAAATGGTACAGTGTCAATGTCGTTAAAGACAAATGTAATATTTTTGTAATCGTTTGGATATTTCGATTTAACTGCTAAAAAACCGATATTTTTCGTTGCACCACGATTGAAAGCACGTGTGTCGCATTGATGCGAAAAATATACTTCATAATCGTCTTTCAACAAACTAACGTCCATAATTGTCTTAATGTAGTTTGAAAAAAAGAATTTGTGCTGTGGGCGATTTCTATACGGAACAATAAATACTACTTTGGGTACTTTTGACATGATATATTATAATTTTGTATTTTTATATTAGTAATGATACGAATTATTATACACAACTAGCAGATGTATGCATGCCGGTTGCAGAAGCAGGTTGTTGCGAATACTTATTTAAAATAACAGATGGTACTAACTCGTCAGTCATTTTCTCCAGTTTCTTATAACACTTGTTGATAGTCACTTCTGAAATTTCACTGATGCTTCTCACCTCTCTTTTCGACACATTCAATTTACAAAGCTGGGAAATGAAATACACAATTCCGGCAGCAATTGAATGCGGAGTGTTTTCCGGCATTAAATTTTTTTTCTCAATTTTAATAGCAATAAACTTGCATAATTTAGTCAATTCAGAATTAATATTCAGCTTGCTACAATATCTTTCAATAAAATCTTCTGGCTTTGTTTTGCAAAAGGAAGTCTTATCTTTGTTGCCCATGTCCTTTTCCAAAATATTTAAAATATTTTGCGCATTTTTACACCCATGAGTCGCACTGGTAACATCTAAATGGAATATGGTTGCCAATTCTTTGGCAGTACGTGGATAATTATTGATTCTACATGAAATGTAAATGGATGCCGCCATTA